TTCATAGTCACGGCAAATGCAACTCACATGAAACATTTTCTAAAAGACTTGGAACCTTTGTACAGGTTCCGTCTGACCAAAACAATCTACATGAACCATCAATTAATCCTAATTTATTAATTCTAGAAGAAATGTGTTAGAGCGTAAGCGAAAACACTAATGAGCGTAGCTCATTATATAAATATAGGATAGGAGTATAAAATGTTTGTAAGTGAAATATTATTAGAAGTTGATAGTTCTAGATATATAATGAAGCCGATGTATGGACAAGTTGGCAATTTTTCTAAGCGCCTTAAAGGTTATATGATAATAACTAAGGATGCTCAAGGCAAAACAAAGATACTAGATAGATTCACAGGACCTAACAGTCAAGCACAAGCCCAACAGAAAGTTAATCAATTGAATGCAGCTGATGCTAAATATGGTCCTAGATCTGCTACACCACAAACAGTTCCGGATGATAAACCTTCCAATGGAGATAAAGAATCTCCAAAGCAAAATAAATCTACAATACCTGAACCTAAAACAGATACTCCTAAAAAACCAGATAGTAAGCTTAAAGGTATAGGTAAAAAAGCACTTGGGATTTTTTTAAAAGGACTTAAATTGCCGTTTGGAGCAACTGGTGCTTCTTTATACTCAGCATTTGCAAACTTTTCTCAACTAGAACCATTATTGGATGATTGGTTTAAATGGTATAAAATGAACCAATGTTCAATAAAAGATAAAGGTATTACACGAAAAGCTGCAGATGGAACAAAAGTTGTAATTTATTCTGAACTCAACCTTGCACAAAGTAAAATTAGTAATTGGTTAAACAAAGCAGTGCTTGACTTTGCTGCAGAAGTGTTAATTGGTATGTTATTTTTTGTTACTGGTAATTGGTGGCTACGAGGTGCATTATTTGCTGCAGGTGCAACTATTCCTTTTAAAGAGAAACTCGTAGAACAATTCGTTGATGATGATATGGCTGCGGTGCTGGGCAATTGGATTTGGTTAGAACTTGCTAAAAATAGTGTACTAGCGTCAATGTCGGATATGTGTAATGACATGTCTGAAGCAGAATTAAAAGGTCAGCAAAACATTTATAGGAATCAATTAGTAGAGTGGGTAGAAGAATTAGTTGATCAATTTGTCAAAGACACACCAATGTTTAAAATGTCATAAAAGCGGTAATCCAGTTTTAGAAACAGTTTCTATATTCTCTTTTACTATATCACTTATAATTTTCTTATCATCGTATGTTAACGTCATCATTATATCTTCATAATCAACGGCTCCACGCATATACCAAATTAATTTAAAATTATTGTATTTTATTTCTTTAATTTCGTTTTCAAGATCAACAAAATATTTTTTTATTCCATCATGATCTAATGCGAGGAGCCGCGTTCGAAAAAAGAACTGTAGTCAAGATCTAATTTAGAACTATAATTGTGCCTACATTCTTGATTTGCACACTGAAGAGGTAATAAAGGTAAAGCCCATTTTTTTGTTAAATTACTTAAACCATTTTTTACAATGTCGTATAGTTCACTATCTGCCGAATGTATAAATTCTTTTATAACTTCATGATCATTTTCAGCTTCTTCTCCATCTGTTATTTCTACAATGTGCATTAGATTTATATCTAAAGTTAAAGAATTTAAATCTTTATAAAGAGTTGCTAGTACTTCTTCATTATTTTCTGCAGTTGCAATATTTTTTTGGATAGCATAATTCCTTTTGCTAACATTTGTTGATTCCTGATATGTTAACGGTCTAAGTATTAAATGTAGATCTTTGTATTGGATTTTTGTTATTATCTCTAACTCTGAAAAATTTGATAACATATTGTTTAAATCAATATCAAATGTATAAGAATTTTTACATTCTGGACATTCAGATTCCATTGACATCTGATCTCCGTATGTAGCCATCCTGATCGCAATTAATACCTGTTCAATATCAACAGAGAGTAAATTCCAAGGATTTAAAATTGTAGGCGCACAACTCTTTATGACTTTTACTGTAGATTCGCCTGTGAATAATGCATCTGGTGTTTTCAACATTATTTCATCCATAGTATTCATACCGAATATAGGAATTTGTGTATGTTGATTATCTTGTATTGTTAAACTGTTGTAAAAAATTCCTTTACTTGGCAAATCAATAAAAACTTTAGGTTGTCTAGCGTGTTGAGCTAGGAAATTTTTCATAGAAAACTCCGATAAATAATATAATGATATTTATAGGTATTTGTACTATGAGTTTTAAAGGATGATTAATGGCAGACCAATTTACACAAGATCAATTAAATCAAATTTCAAAAGCCATAACTGATGGATTAGCTGACGGATTCAGAAGGATAGATTTTAATAAATTAAGTAGGAATGACAGCAAAGATTCAAAGGATACGTTTGGTTTTCAGGATTTTAGAGATAATTTTACAAGTCAAGCCGACGGAATATTATCAAATTTTGGCAATGCCTTATCGTCTAAACAAGGTGATATACTAGGTTTCTATGGTAACATATTAAGTGCAAGTACAGGAATAGCTGACTTAATACCAGGTATAGGACAGTTATCAGAAACTTTTAAATCTTTAGGGACTTCCGGTTTACGATATCTAGTAGAATCAAATGAAGCCTTTAAATTTTTAAGTAAATCTGGAGCAGGATTTAACGGCGATTTAATGAGAATTAGGAAAACCAGTGCAGATTTAAATATGGATTTAGATGATTTTACTAACTTCATAACAAGGAATTCTGAATCACTTGCTGTGTTAGGTGGAACTGTAGATTCTGGCGCCGATAAAATTGCAGGTTATTATCAAAGTTTACTAGATACTGGTGTTATAGAAAGATTTAAAAGACTAGGTTACACCGCAGAAGAATCTGCAGAATTTGTTGCAAAAAATATGAGCCAGCAAGCTAGGGCAATGTATGTTCAAGGTTTATCAGAAACTGAAAGAAATGACCAAATGTCTAGATATGCAAAAAATTTACAAATTTTAGCAAAACTTACTGGTCAAGATGTAGATGCTTTACAGGAAAAATTAAGGAATGAAAATTTAGCAGGTGAAGAAATTGCTAAAAATAGAATGTTGGAAAAACGTGGTATAGCAAACGCACAGACAAGCTATAATACCTTTAAACAAATGTTTGAGGACATGCCAGATCTTCAAAGACTAATAACTCAACTTTACACAAGACAAGCACCGCTAGATGAAACTACCGCAGGATTAACATCTACACTGCCTACTGTAACTGCAGCAATTAAAACTGCATTACACAACATTGAAACTGGTACAGGAGATATTTTTGAAGATAGTGCTTTAATCCAAGGAAAATTACAAGAAGCTCTAGACAGAGATTCTGTATTACAAACTGCAATGCTTGGAAATGCAAGTTCGGCCACGCAAGCATTAGCTGATTTACTTGTGCAAGGTGACAAACAGTCACAAAAACTTGCTGCATTAAGATTACAAGAGGAATATAAAGGATTAGATAATGCTCAAATTTTAAATAAGTTGTATAGCGATGCAAATGAAGCAACAAGGAATCAATTGGACACTAATGAAGGTTTACAAAACACAATGAACGAACTTGATAAAGCTCAAAGAGCAACAATATCAACTGTCCAAAATTCAATAATTGCACTTTTTCAAAATGACCAAATAAAAAATATAGCAGAAGAAATTAGAATAACCGCAAGTACCATACCTGAATCATTAAAACATATAGAAGAAACTTATTTTAAAAGGTTATTGCAAAGCCTAGAGAAAACTACAGACATTTTAGGAAAAGTTACGCTATCAGTATTTGATGAATTGAAATTATCATTACTAGGAGCTATACAAATAAAACCAGGAGTAGAATACCTTCCGAAAGATTTGTACGGAGAAATTAAAAAAGACATTGATACTAATCAAACTACAAATTTAGAAAAATTTACTGAATTAGGATTCCTTGTTAGGGAAGAAGGCAAAAATAAAAAACCTAGCTACACTATAAATCCTGAATTCAAAACTGATAATCGGTTATCAGAAAACCTAATTTTTGTATTAGACCGTATAGAAACAAAATTATCAGAACAACGTGCAACAGGTGTAGATCCAGATACGTTATTAGGTAGCGACGAAAGACAAGAAGAGACAAGAGAGATTTCAATTCAAGGGCTTGAACAATTAAATAAACATTTAAGTAATTTTCCAAATATATCTAAATTAGTTACTGACCTTGCTAATAAAAATAATAATGAATTAGAAGGAGAATCGGTTATATTATCAAATTTACTTAAAGAAACAACAAAAAGCATTAAGACAATTATAAATTCTAAAGATAAAGAAGATTTTTCATTGGAAAAATCTGTTAATTCTTTATTACAAACTTTGCAAAAAGAAGTAGAGGGTAAATTAAAAGATGATCCTGAAAACAAGACTTTGAATCTGCTTAAACAGAAATTAAGTCCTAAGATAGAAGTATCTGTAGAGGCTCCTAAACCATCTACGATAGAGAGCGTAGAGCAACAAGATATAACTGGAGATTATACGTCTGCTGTAGATAAAAATACACTTGCAATACAAGGACTTACAGGAACACTTGCAACTACAGATTTAAATGTTTCTATAGCCAATCCAATAGTCACAGTAGATACAACTGAATTAAAATCTGTGCTAAATACGTTAGTAAGAGATTCTGCTCTGCAAGTTGCAAATAATACTACTGAACCAATACCTGAGAAAGCTGAAACACCGAAAGAGAACATAGTGGAAAATACAAATAAATTTACTACATTACGTTCCTCAACATCCAGTCAAACCGATAAAGATTTTCAAGTCAATATGCTTGCTCAAATGAAAAGAACAAACGAATTATTACAAAAGCAAAATAGGCATCTGGAAAGCTTGTTTTCTGCTTAAAGTTTAGGAAAATTTATGTCTTGGAAAAAATATTTTACTCCGGCACCTCAAAATGACACAGACCTTAGTAATTTAAGTCCGATAAGTGGAAAGCAGTTTTCTATGCGCCCAGGACCTGCTCGTTCAAATTATAATTCATTTTTACCAGATGTTTATACAGGTGCACCGAATAGGATAGAGCGATATGGTCAGTATAACGTAATGGACATCGATTCTGAAGTAAATGCTGCATTAGATATCCTTGCAGAATTTTGTACACAAATTAATAAGAAGAATGATACACATTTTGAAATTAAATTTTACAAATCTGCAACGAATAGCGAAGTACAAATCTTAAGCCAATATCTAAAACAATGGTACAAGCTTAATCAATTTGAGACTCGTATGTTTAGGATTATTCGAAATACATTTAAATATGGAGATAGTTTTTTCTTAAGAGATCCGGAAACAAAAAAGTTATATCATGTTGATCCAAGTAACATCAACAGGATCATTGTAAATGAAAGTGAAGGGAAAGAACCAGAGCAATATATAGTACAAGATATAAATTTTAATTTTAAAAATCTAATTGCAACCCAACCATTACAAACTAATGGCAATGTAACAGGAGGTGGTACAGGTTACATTACAGGAGGAGTAAGAGGAATGGTTGGTCCTATGAATCCAAGTGCAACTGGTACAAGATTTCAATTAGATCAAGAAGAAGTAGCGATCGATGCAGATAACATGTTGCATATAAGTTTAAGTGAAGGTTTAGATGAAAACTTTCCATTTGGCAACAGTTTATTAGAAAGTATTTTTAAAGTTTACAAGCAAAAAGAATTATTAGAAGACGCAATTATTATTTACAGGGTACAAAGAGCACCAGAGAGAAGAGTTTTCTATGTTGATGTGGGTAACATGCCGAGTCATCTTGCTATGCAATTTGTTGAGCGTGTAAAAACGGAAATCCATCAACGGAGAATACCATCCAAGACAGGAGGAGGTACAAATGTCATAGACAGTAGCTATAATCCTCTATCAATCAACGAAGATTACTTTTTTCCGCAAACAGCTGAAGGCAGAGGCAGCAAAGTTGAAACACTTCCTGGAGGTACTAATCTAGGAGAAATAGACGACTTACGATATTTTACAAATAAACTTGTAAGAGGATTACGCATCCCAAGTAGTTACTTACCTACTGGTGCAGATGATAGTAACAGTCAATATAATGATGGTAGGGTAGGAACTGCTTATATTCAGGAACTTAGATTTAATACATATTGTGAAAGATTGCAAAATTTATTAGTAAATGAATTCGATCAAGAATTTAAAAGATATTTACTAGAAAAAGGTGTTAACATAGATACATCAATGTTTGATTTAAAATTTTGCCCTCCTCAAAATTTTGCAGCATACAGGCAAAGTGAGTTAGATAATCAAAGAATTGGTACATTTGGACAGATTCAAGCTATACCATTTATTGCTAATCGTTTTGCGTTGAAAAGATATTTAGGATTAAGTGAAGAAGAGATTGCAGAAAATGAACGACTATGGCGTGAAGAAAATGACGAAAACTTCAATACCACAAGTGACGAAGCGGGTGAAATGCGAGGCGCAGGTATAAGTGGAGCAGGTATTGAAGCTGATCTTTCTGCTGCAGAATCAGAGATTGATCTAGATCAAGGAGAAGACGGAGGCGAATTAGAAGCACCTGGAAGTGTAACTGACGAAGATCCAGCAGCAGCAGCGCCACCACCACCGGCAACAGACACACCAAGTCTTTCACAATAAGATAAATAATATTATGGTACTAAGAGAAATTTTTTATCACAATCAAGACACATTGGAATTAGAAGACAACGATAGATATTCTCCTGAATATGATGATTCAATTGTAGACTTAGATGATAATAGAAAAACACGATTAACATTAAGACAAATTAATCGTGTAAGGAAAGCTAGTGAACTTCATGACAAAGACAAAAAAAATGAAGTAGAATTCATTAGACAAATGTACGGGATGGCTGCACAAGCTCAAGCCGCAGGTTTGTAAAGTGGCTAAAATAGATAAAAGCCTTTATACAAAATCTGAGTGGAAAATATTAAGAGAACAAAGAAGATTACAAAAAACACAAAATTATAAAAAAAATACAGAAATTGTCAAACGTCCTATTATCCAGTATACAAAAGTAGCATTTGTTTTAGGTAATGGTGTAAGTCGCAAACCTGTTGATTTAGAAAAGCTCGCAACAAAAGGTACATTGTACGGGTGTAATGCCATTTATAGAACATTTTCTCCTAATTTTCTAATAGCAGTTGATGTTAAAATGGTATTAGAAATTGCCAAACACGGCTATCAAAATAAATCTGTAGTATGGACAAATCCAAATAAAGCATTTACTAAAATAAAAAATTTAAATTTCTTTAATCCTAGTAAAGGTTGGTCAAGCGGACCAACTGCACTTTGGTTAGCAGCGCAGCATGGATACGCAGAAATTTATATTTTAGGTTTTGATTACAAAGGGTTATTTGATGGAAAAAAGTTTAATAACATTTATGCTGATACACCAAATTATAAAAAATCAACTGAACCTGCTACATTTTTTGGTAACTGGGCCAGGCAAACAAAAAGCGTCATAAAAGAAACACAAAAAACTAAATTTATTCGAGTAACAACAGATGATTTCAATTATACTCCAGAAATTTTGCAGGATTTGAATAATTATTCTACAGTAGATATCAATGAATTTTTAAAATGGTTTAATATATAAAAAACCATAAAAAAATACCTTTTTAAAGCTTTTTTTTAATTTTTATGTAAATAATATTATGACAGCCTTACCATTTGGTAAAAAATTATAGGAGAAAATAATGGCGCAAAGAAAAACCAAAAAAACTGTTAAAGAAACAGCAAAAACACCAAGGAAAAAAATTGTTGAATCTAAAGACAAATTTCAACAAATGCTTGAATATTTAGTAAACGAAGACAATGCAAAAGCAGAAGAATTATTTCATGATATTGTAGTAGAAAAATCAAGACAAATTTATGAAAATATCCTTGCTGAAGAAGTAGATGAGTCAGATGATGAAGAAGTAGATGAGTCAGATGATGAAGAAGTAGATGAGTCAGATGATGACGAATTAGACGAATCAAAAGAAGATGATGAAGAAGTAGATGAGTCAGATGATGAAGAAGTAGATGAGTCAGATGATGAAGAAGTTGACGAAAACTTTAATTTAGATGAATTTGAAGTTGAAGGTGAACCAGAAATGGACATGGATGCAATGGGTGGAGATCCAACTGATGACATGGAAATGGATATGGACGACGAAGAAGGCGACATGGATATGGATGCTGACATGGGCGGAGACGAGCCTGTTACACAAGACGACATAAAAGATCTAGAAGCAGAATTAGCCGATCTTAAAGCAGAATTTGAAGAACTAATGGCAGATCAAGATATGGGCGACATGGATATGGACGACGAAGAAGGCGACATGGATATGGACGACGAAGAAGGCGACATGGATATGGACGACGAAGAAGGCGACATGGATATGGACGACGATGAAATGCCAGAAGAAAATTTTAGTTATGAGTCAAAAGAAAATATGAGTTCAGCTGAATTAATGAGAGAATATGTTAACAAGATTGGCGGAGAGCAATATCATCAATTTGGTAAAATGGGTGATAATGGAGCGAATTCAAAATCTGTAGTAGCTGGAAAAAATGATATGGGTGGTACAAGTGCTAACATTGTAAGTGGTACTACTGAAAATGGCGTAGAAGCAGGAAAAGGAAATTTACACGGAAATCCTGTAAGTGACCAAAATCCAAAAGATATGAATACTGGAAATGTAAACGTACCTGGAAATAAAAAAGCTCCAGCTTTAAAGCCACAGTCTGCAGGACATGGTGCTGAAAGAAAAAGCAAACCAGAAACTGCTGACAAAAGTGCGGGACCAGTAATTAATGGTGCCCCAAATAGAGCCAAATAAGGAACAGAAATGGATTTACTTAGAGAGCACTTAACCTTTGATCAAGCCCAAGTTATCGTTGAGAATGCTAACGAAGGAAAAGATTTGTATATGAAAGGAATTTGTATACAAGGAGGAGTTCGTAATGCCAATCAGCGTGTTTATCCTGTAAACGAAATTGGCAGGGCTGTCAAAACTCTCAGCGAGCAAATACAAGGTGGATACAGTGTTCTCGGCGAAGTAGATCATCCAGAAGGCCTTACTGTAAATTTGGACCGAGTCAGCCATATGATAACTGAAGTATGGATGGACGGTCCAAATGGCTACGGAAAAATGAAAATCCTTCCAACGCCTATGGGGCAACTGGTTAGAACAATGCTAGAAAATGGTGTAAAATTAGGTGTATCTAGCAGAGGATCCGGCAATGTTTCAGAAGACGGAAATGGACATGTAAGCGATTTTGAAATCATTACAGTTGATGTAGTAGCTCAGCCTAGCGCACCTGGAGCTTATCCTACACCAATTTACGAACATCTTATGAATACACGAGGTGGTTACAAGGCATACAAATTAGCACAGGCAACAAAAAACGACGTAAAGGCACAAAAATATCTTAAAGAATCGTTGATCAATATGATCAATCGACTCCAATAATAGGAGAATAATAATGTTGGATGCACTAAACACACTTTTTGAGAATAATGTACTTTCTGAAGATGTGCGCCAAGAGATTGAAGAAGCATGGAATGCGAAGATAAAAGAAAATCGTCTTCAAGTTACATCGCAACTAAGAGAAGAATTTGCACAAAAATACGAGCATGATAAAAGTATTATGGTTGAAGCAGTTGATAAGATGGTAAGCGAAAAACTAGAAGCTGAGATGGTAGAATTAGCTGAAGATCGCAAACAACTTATCGAAGCAAAAGCCAAGTATACAATTGCTATGAAAGAAAATGCAGATTTACTTAGACATTTTGTATCTCAATCTTTAGTTAAAGAAGTTAAAGAGTTACATGACGATCAAAAATCAATGGCAACAAAATTCAGAATGCTAGAAGAATTTATTGTTGATAGTCTTGCAAAAGAAATTGCAGAATTCCAAACTGACAAGCAAGATTTAGCAACTACAAAAGTTAAGCTTGTAAAAGAAGCTAAATCTAAATTTGGTTTAATTAAAACTAGATTCTTAGAGGAAAGTAGCAAGAAGATGACTAATTTGATTGAAAAAGTTCTTACCAAAGAAATTACTCAGTTGAAAGAAGACATTGATTCTGCAAGAAAGCATGACTTTGGAAGAAAAATCTTTGAAGCTTTCGCTACTGAATACAACAGCAGTTACTTAAATAAAAAATCTGAATCAGCAAAATTGTTAAAAATTCTTAACATTAAGGACAAACAACTTGCTGAAGCTAAGAAAGTAATTGCAGGACAAAAAACGGTAGTTAGCAAAAAAGACACACAAATAAAACAATTAGCTGAATCTGCTAAAAGACAACAAATTATATCTGAACTTATAGATCCTTTAAACAAATCACAGAAAGAAATTATGATGGATTTGTTAGAAAGTGTTCAAACAGATAGACTAAAAACATCTTTTGACAGATATTTACCAACAGTAATTGATAATAAAAAACCACAACAAAAGGCAATTATTACAGAAGGCAAAGAAATCACAGGCAACAAAAAAGAAGACATAAAAAAATCAGGTGCAAGGGATAATGTCATCGACATTCGCAGACTTGCAGGACTTAATTAAGGAGAAAATTAAAATGTCAGAATTATTAGAAAGTCGCTGGCAGGATACTAGAACTGCACTTCTAGAAGGCCTACAAGGCACTAAAAAAAGCGTTATGGCGACGACTTTAGAAAATACACGAAAGTATTTGATGGAAACAGCTACTGCTGGATCAACATCCGCAGGAAATATTGCTACACTTAACAGAGTAATTTTACCAGTAATTAGAAGGGTTATGCCAACTGTTATTGCAAATGAAATCGTTGGTGTACAACCAATGACAGGACCTGTAGGACAAATTCATACACTTCGTGTACGATATGCCCAAGCTCAAACTGGCACACCACAAAATTCAAGCAATGTTGCAGCCGGTGACGAAGCATTCAGTCCTTATTTTATTGCACAAGCTTATTCAGGTAATGCATCAACAGCAAAAGCTGCAAACACAGCAGTTCTTGAAGCACAGCCTGGCAACAAGATGTCAATTCAAATCTTGAAGCAAACTGTAGAAGCAAAAACCAGAAAGCTAAGTGCAAGATGGACTTTTGAAGCTGCTCAAGATGCTCAATCAATGCACGGAATTGATGTAGAAGCTGAAATTATGGCAGCACTTGCTCAAGAAATTACAGCTGAGATTGATCAAGAAGTGTTAACCAGTTTGCGAAGTTTAGCTGGAGCAGCTACAGAAACCTTCAACCAAGCTGCAGTATCAGGAACAGCTACGTTTGTAGGTGATGAACATGCTGCATTAGCAGTTCAAATTAACAGAGTAGCGAATTTGATTGCACAAAGAACACGAAGAGGCGCAGGTAACTGGGCTGTTGTAAGTCCACTTGCATTAACAGTTCTTCAAAGTGCAACAACTTCTGCATTTGCTCGAACAACAGAAGGTACATTTGAAGCACCTACAAATACAAAATTCGTAGGTACATTGAATAATGCTATGAAAGTATATGTAGATACATATGCTGGTGACGACAAGCCAGTTCTTATTGGTTATAAAGGATCAAATGAAAGTGATGCTGCGGCATTCTACTGCCCATACATTCCGTTGATGAGCAGCGGAACAGTACTGGACCCAGCTACATTTGAGCCAACTGTAAGTTTTATGACAAGATATGGATATGTAGAATTAACAAATACAGCTTCATCTCTTGGTAATGCTGCTGATTATTTAGGATCAGTGGAAATTGCTTCCGGTGTATCATTTAGCTAATCAATACAGTTAAAAAAATAAATTAGGTTCTGTAAATATTATTATTTACAGAACCTTTTTTTATGGAGAAAAAACCATGGCTTACACAGATGCAGTATTAGAACATTATAATAATCCTAAAAATGTTGGCAGTTTAGACAAATCAGCAGCAGATGTTGGTACAGGACTCGTTGGTGCACCGGAATGCGGTGACGTTATGAAACTACAAATTCGTGTAGAAAATGATAGAATTGTTGATGCTAAGTTCAAGACGTTTGGGTGCGGATCGGCTATTGCAAGTAGCAGTTTAGCAACAGAATGGGTAAAGGGCAAGACAATAAATGAAGCTTTTGAAATTAAAAATACAGAAATAGTAGAAGAATTAGCACTACCTCCAGTAAAAATCCATTGTTCAGTTTTAGCAGAAGATGCAATAAAAGCAGCAATAAAAGATTACAGGAGTAAGCAATGCACAGAGAATTAGAAACCCAAGACGAAAATGAACAAATAGGTTTAACTAATTATCGCTTTAAAGATTTGCCAAACTGGGCAAAAAAAGCATGGTTAGAACAAAAACAAAACAAGCCTAAAACTTGATAAATACTTTGTACGATAGTGTGCCACACAGGTGGACTTATGCTGTCCCCACAGCGTACCGGCTAGAACCCGGATCGGACTTCTAATAAGGAGAAAAAAATGGGAAGACCAATTAACAAAAAATTCTTTGGTACACCGACAGCTGGTGGAAAAGAAATAAAAGTAAGATATTATAACGGAACAGCAGATACATCAGGTTGGATAGTAAAACAACTTGGATCTAAAAAATTTAAAGTTACCAATGCCGCAAATGAAGAAAAAATTGCTATTTTAACGCCTAAACCTAGTGCATTTACAATGCACCAAGTTACAGTCAATGGTGTTACAACAAATCATCCTACATTTGTTGAAATGGGTATTTTAGTGCAATTAGATTCAACTGTGCTTAATACTCCAGGCGCAGTGCATCCAGTTGAAAAAATAGCTGGTAGAAAAATTACAGCAGCTGGTGTTACACAACGCTGGAATTTCGAAGCAAATACACTTGACCCTGCAACAGAAGATGGTGCAGTACAGATGGAAGAAGCTGGCGATGATGCTGCAGGTACTAACGCAGACGATTTCACAGCCCCTTAATTTAATAAGGAGGGTCACTCCCTCCTTTATAGGATAAAAAAATGTCAAAAATTGTTAATGTAGAAAATGGTGGATACTCTTTAAGAGTACAACCTGGACAAGATATTATCTTAGATACAACAAGAGGCACAGCTCAAAGTGGTAATGTTGTAGTAAAAGGAAATTTAGAAGTAGGTGGTAGTACTTTTAATATTACATCTACCGATGTAAATCTAATAGATAATGTAATTACTGTAAATTATGATCCTGACAATGCAGCTATCAATGGTATTCCAGCAAGCAAAAATTATGTAGCTGGATTAACTGTTGCTAGAGGTACAGCACCTGAAGGAAGATTTTGGTGGAACGATCAAACTATGGTAACAATGAACGGATTGAATTTACAAGGTGCATTTGAATTTACTAGACAAGATCTTGGATATACTCCTGTTGTAATAAAAAGTATACATTCTCAAGGAACGCTTTATCTTAATACCGGTAACGGAGCAATTTCAGTTCAAGATAGCAATTCATACGAAGATAATGTCTACAATTACAATCAAGATAAGACTGCAATAGTAGAAGCCTATAATGAAGATACAGGAGAAACTACAACTTATAAACATCCAGATCTTATACCTAATGCAAAAGGTGTAGCAGATTTTGTAGAATACGTATTAGCAGCACAAGGAACAAATTTAATATCAGATGTAGATACTAACATTGAAGCTAGAGATTTTAGCACAACAGGATCTGTAAGTGATATAACTTTTGTTGTAGATGGAACAGAAGTTATGAATGCTAGTTTAACTGCAGTAACTATAAACGATGTTGTAATATCTAATAACACAATAAAATCACAAACAGAAACTGATCTAATTTTAAGTTCTCCAGGTGATTCATCGGTGAGAATAGATGATAGCTTAATAATTAACGAAACACCGGGGGAAAACACTAATTCAACAGACCCACTTGCTCCAAATGAAGGTATTAAATTATATAGTAAAACCGAAGACATCGGTAAAACAGGTTTATTTTTTGTTAATAAAGATAACAACAGAGATGAAATAGTTAGCAAAAATCGTGCCTTATTGTTTGGTATGTTATTTTAAAAAGGATATATATGGCAATTAAAAATTTAGAGTTAGATACAACGGCAACTTATGTATTTGATTCTGTAACAGGAGCACCATCAAATACTGCGATAACTACTATTATTGTTTGTAATAATAGTGCAACTGTTACAGCTATGTTTGATTTACATTTTGTTGAGCAAGGCGTACCTTACGATAATGACAAAACGAGAGTAATTAACAATCTAGAACTTGAACCAAAAGAAACATTTAGTTTTGATAGTGAAAGAGTTGTTTTATCACAAGGTGATAATATTTATTTTATGGCAGATGTTGTTAATCCTGGAGATACGCCTAATCTATCTGCAACGATAAGCTATTTGGAAGTATAATGAGATTAATCAAAGCACAAAATACTAATCTAAGATCTATAACTGGTAAAGGAATCAAATACACAATTGATAATGAAGTTATTTTTGACACTTCAAAGAGTCTTTTAATAGCTAAAGGTACAACAGCAGAACGACCATCTAATCCAACTTCTGGTGTAATGCGATTTAACACTGATTTGAACGAATTTGAATTTTACCAAGATGCTGCATGGAGAAAAGTAGGATATAAACAGCCTAGTGATGCAGGAATTTATCATCAAGATTTAGGTGTAGGAGATAATTCTAAATACGTTTTTGGTCCAGTATTAAGTAATGATGCAGATTATCCTGTGCCAGTAAATGAATTTAGTATAGTAGTTTATGTTGATAATATTTTCCAAATACCAAACACAAATTTTGAATTACAAACTAATCCTGTTACAGGAATTGGCGAAGAAATACCTATAACTCAAATTATTCCTGGTGAAACATATTATATATTTGACAATACAGATGCTGATTTTATAGGAGAATTTGGCATTTCTAGTAACACAATTGGCACAGAATTTACTCCTTCAACTGTAGGTACAGGTCCTGGTATTGTAAAAAAATCTGGAAAATATTTATTTTTTGGATCACCTGTAGCTACAGGAATAAAAGTTACAGCTATCCATAATATGGACAAATAAAAAACGATAAATATCTAGTATAAAGGGAAGAATATGGCATTGACTGGTATTGGTAAAATCAAAGGTACTTCTTTAGAATCTAATCTTGAAAGAAATAACGAAAATTTAAGCATAGAAACAGACTTACTTTTTATCGATGTTCAAAATAGTAAAATAGGTGTTGGATTAAGCGGAAATCTTGCAACAGATGCAAAATTTGAAGTAAACGGAAACATAAGAGCCGCATGGGTTTATGCAGCTAATATTGACACATCAGGAACTGATAATAGATTTGCAGGTTTAAAACTTAGTTCATTAACTGAGGGTAGAATTGTTTTTGCAGGAGTAGACGGAGAATTAGTAGACCATGCCAATCTTACATACAACAGTGCTCAATCTTTACTCACACTTACAGGTAATCAAGACATAACAGGATTGTTAAGATTAACTTCTACATCAGCACTAAAAATACCAGTTGGTACAACAAATGATAAAAATAATTTTACAGCAGAATTAGGTCAAATTAGATATAACATTACTGATAATCAATTTGAAGGTTATGTTGGAAATAATAATTGGAGTAGCTTAGGTGGTGTAAGATCTGTAGACGGATTGACTTATATTACCGCAGAAACATCACCAAATGCATCTGATGATATATTAACATTTGTAGTAGACGGTACGTCTAGAATGACTATAGATACAGATAGTGTTGATATTACTGAAAATGTAGCTATAGATGCAAATACAGATATAACAGGAATTCTAAGTTTAAATTCTACAAGTGCAATGAAACTTCCTGTAGGAAATTCTTTACAAAGACCAACTGCTCCTACTTTACAAACTGGAATGATACGATATAATACCCAAGATAATACATTTGAAGGGTATGATGGCAGTAACTGGGGTTCTTTAGGCGGAGTTAAATCAGTAGATCAACTTACCTACATAACGGCGGAATCTTCACCGGGAGTTTCAGATGACACGCTAACATTTGTGACAGATAATGTTACAAGGATGACAATAGACACTACAAATATTAATGTAACAAATATGGCTGTACATCTAACAGGAACTTCAACTTTAACGTTAGACAATCAGCTTACAGTTGCAAATGGTGGAACAGGATTAACAACTGTTACTCAATACGGCATTGTTTACGGGAATACAGCAACAGCATTAAATTATACAGCAAATTCTCAACCTGGATCAAATGCTACAACAAGTTATGGAATTTTAACAACTGATGAAAACAGCATTCCTGTATGGACCGATATATTAGATGGTGGCAGTTTTTCATAAAAACAATACACAATTAGGGAGTTAGCCGGATGGCATCTAGAATAAAATTAAAACACTCAGATCAAGCTGGTATTAAACCGCAAGCATCAGATTTGATACAAGGTGAATTAGCAATAAATTCAGCTGATGGAAAATTATATACTTTACAATCTGACAATTCAACAGTAATAGATACTACAAAAAGAATATTTGAAAATGATACAGAAGTTATAATTAATGATGATGATAGTAATACACCAGCAACTATACAAGCAAATGTTAACGGCCAACAAAAAGTAGAAATTGATGTAAATGGTGTTAAGATAAATGGTCCAATAACAGTGAGTGATGCAGAAACTATTATATTTAATGACCAAAATAACGATCAATACATTGCAATCAAAGCGCCTGATGTTGTTGATAACTCATACATTGTAAAATTACCAAAATTCTTACCGA